GTTTGCTTAATTTAGCAACTGCTACTAATCTATTATTATTATCATACATTCCAATAGTAGTGATGTAAACACTCGGATTACGTAACATACTTGAGTGTAAAAATGCTCCAGTACTTCCAGTTACGAATGTAGGGTTGTTAGAAAAATTAAATTGCTTATTTGTTACACGTACAAAATAGTGTGTAGATGTTACTTTCTCTTCACTTCTTGCTCCAAAGTAGCTTGAACCACTAATTCTATATGACATAGTTACGTGATTACGAGCTTGTACTGCAGATGCAGAGTTGAATGGAATGCCTAAGTTAGTTCTTAATAAACCTGCATGGAATACCATAATACCTTGATCTGGATAAAACAAACCGTACTGTGTGCTTGATGCTGTTACACCACCTGATCCACTATAGATAGCAAATATACGACCAGCTTCATTTATAGAAGGATTTTCACCAGCTCCTGATGCATCAATAAAACTACTATAGTTAGTTGCCCAAGTTGCTGAACCGCTTCCTAATCGTATTTCCCAGTTTCCTGGATCTACTTTCTGACGGAAACGAGCTCTATTAATATTAATTACAACAATTTCTTCAGAATTTACACCACCAAAAGTGAATATTTTATCGGTTGGTGGTAATAGCATGTTACGATATTGTGAGTAAATTGCTCTTGATGGTGTATCGTTGGCGTTATTACCAACTGTGTTAGCGTCACCTACTGAACCGCTTCCCATTCTATGTCCATATGCCAAAGCAAATTGAACTTGAGCGTTTGGTTCAGAGTCAGCTCTGTGATAAACATTCATGTAATAGTTGCCCGATTGGGATACTTGGTTTGATGAAGTAAAGAATCCAATACCACTTGCAAATGATGCTGAGTATGGATTCATATTCTCAGACCAGATAGGTTGTGAAATTGTTTGGATATCTCCTGTTATAATATCATCACCAGTAAAATTTTTATATATATCTGCCATTGTTTGTTTTGTTTATGATTGAATTAAGCCAGTCAGGATGTTGGTAGGTTGTAAAAATGTAGGTTCTACTTGGATTGATATTGTTTTAAATCCACCTGTTTCATTACCAATTATTGTTAATAATGCACGTTTGGTTGCTGTACCATTAATTGCTTTTGGTTTAACAATAAACTTAGTTCCAGTTCTAACAATAGTTTTACCAGCTGTGGTGATTCCTGTTACTTCATCGTCTAAGAAGCTGGTTACACCATTAGCATTTGCACTTGCTTGTATAGCTGCCATTGCACCAGTTGTAGCATTGTTTGCAAATGCTGCTAAACCTCCATCAGGAGCTACTTCAAGAGTTGCAACTGTATCATCAGATAAGATAGCAGTGTATCCTAAAGTACCATTACCACCTGGTAAATTTACTATATCTGGGACAATTATTTGTGTATTGGTCAATGAGTTAAACACAATAGCTGATGGTGATACGCTAATAACTGGAATACCAATTACATCTTTAGGTAAAGTGACAAGTTTATATCTTAGCATTTGCGTCTCATCTGGTAATGCTTCTAACACTGGCATGCCTTCAATAACAGCTCCGTAGTAGTTTGTTCCTAATGTGTGTGCTGGATTCCATAGATCGTAATCGATTTCGTCATCACTTAATGCAAACTTTGTAATGTTTAAGGTTCCTCCTGCTGCAAGCAGTTCACGACCTTTGTTTGTTAATATTGCGTCTACTGTTACAGACGAGCCATCTAGATATCCCAATTTATTTAATTTTTAAGGTTTATTTATATATAAATATGTCGTGTTTTAGAAATACTAATTTATTTGGAAATTTCCTGCTGGTGTTATGTTTTGTGATAGTTGTTTACCACCTCCAACTGTTACTGTAATTACAGGTCCTCCATCTGATGTATCTGGACTATCTATATTATAGTCAGCTGATGTCATTTTACATCCATCATAACGAGCATTTCTCATACCATAACTATCTTTTAAATGGAAATCTTGAACTTCTGCTCTGTAATTCAAACACTCTACTGAAAGTGATTTAACATATAGTGTATTTGCTGTGAGGGCTAATCCACTTGAATAAAATCTTAAACCCAACCAAGGTCCATTTGCCGATACTATAAATGTATAATTTGTCTCAGTTGTTGACAAATATATAGATGATGTGGTTAATCCATTATCAAGATTGCCATAATGTAATTCAAGTGATGCTGTTAGAGTAGCTTCTGTATGAGCTGTTGTTATGTTGATTTTATATAGATAATCCTCTGATTGTGGAATTGTGTTGTTATAAAAAAAGGCAGGTATTTGTGCTGATGCTGTTATGGTAGGTGTAATATTTCTCTTACTAAAACTCAAACCAGTACTCCCAGTTATATACCAATAATCACTAGAGTTATATATGTTAACACTTCCACCATCTACGTCGAGTGATGCTAATCTCAATCCAAAATCTTGAGTCCATCTGTTTGTGTACAATGCTGCTGATGAACTATATGTTGTCTTACTTGGTGCAGTTGATCCATATGATGATGTATCTGTAAAAGCTTTGCTACCGTATATATCTCTATCGTACACGTTGTTGGTTAGATTTGATATTTCACTTCTTCTACTTGATTGAATAGCTGGTGGTAATGCTTCGTGATAATCATAACGACTACTTGTAACTAAATACGGTAAAGATGCTGATGTACCACTTCCACTCGTAGCGTAGGTCATAAATGCATATTGTGAACCTTTCACTCTAGCATCACGGCCATAAGAAGTTATTCCTAAGTCTATATCAGTCATCAAACTATCTTCTGCAGATGGTTGATTTGCTATTCCTATATTGTTGTATTCGTTTATGTTACCTGATAGGGATACTATATGTAATATTTCATTTTGAGTATCTACTACCATATCATAATCAACCTTTGGTAGTAGTTCTTCGTTTATTAATATACCACTAGCGGCTGGTGGTGCTTCATGTATAAATTGCTCTGCACCTGTAAGTGTAACGTACTCCATATTGGCATCTATAACACCAGCTGGTACGTAACCAGTTGTGTCTCTAAATGGTTCTCCATCACCATCTTGTACAAATCCACCTACCGTTACAAATACCTCTGGTATTGTTATAGACGCTGAGTAGTGTAATTGTTCTGTTGATGGAGCTTTTGATGGCAGTTTGTTTCTATGAAGAATGTCTGACTCTATTACTAATCCAACTTGTGTATTGGCTCTATAGGGTACAAATTTCTTAATTAGTTTAAACAATGATGCATCGTAATGCTTCATTAATCTTATATAATTTTGTTGTCCTATTCTAGCACTATACTTTTTAGTATATTCATATTGAAGTCTATCTAAATCAGGATAGCTATCTAACGTAACGTGTGATGGATCTCCAATAAGATCATCTATACTTATTCCACCAAACTGTTCTGCTATATCTTGATTAACTTCATTTGTTGGTGAAAAGAAGACTCCTAAACGAGAACTATCAATTGGATAGTTATCACTTAATGCTCTTTCAACTTTGTTATCCCTATACAATATATCACTTATTCTCATAGTACTATCAATTCTTATTTTGTTACTGATACTACGATTACCACCTAAATCAGGCCATTCTAGTGAGTGTATTTCTGTTACTGGTTCATATATGGATGATGTACTGCTATAAAATACACCCTCCTTATTTGTAGTGTTGTTATTGAACTTTGCACTTTGTTGATTTGGCTGCTGTGATGTGTAGCTTGATGTTAGATAATAATTAATTTTTTTATTATCAGCACCAAGACATAATCTAAAACTCAAGTCATTAAAACTCGATGTACTACCAGTAAAAACTCCATCTGTATCACCTTGATAACTAGTTGGTGCTAATGCATGACTATTTAATACTATGTCTTGTAGTGGTGTGGTCCAATATCTAAATTCTTGCACGCTTCCTGTTAGTGTGTTAGAACCAGATCCTGGTATCCATACATTGCTTGCAGATGTAAAAGAACTATTATAAGAACTACTAGTCGTACCATTTATAGATAAACTTGCTGTTTGTGTT